ACTTTACTTACCGCATCCTGGTTAGATGAAGGATTGCCTAGTCCAGTAATTTTATTGGACCCCATCAAAACATCACCGGACATAGTGCCACCAGAAAGCGGTAGCTTAGTCGCAAGTGATGAAGTGACAGTAGAACTGAAGTTGGCATCATCACCCAGGGCAGCAGCTAGTTCGTTCAGCGTATCCAGGGCAGCAGGGGCGGCATCAAGTACCGCTGCCACACTGGTATCCACATATCCCTTTGTTGCGGCATCTGTGGCGTTAACGGGGGAAGATAAGTTTGAGATTGTAGTGGGTGTACTAGCATCCATGTTCAGGGTGCCTGAAATGGTCACGTTATTCAACGTAGATGTACCTGTAGCCGCAGTAACATTACCTGTCAGATCACCTGTGACATTTCCTGTTACATTACCACCCGACAAATTACCTGTGATGTTGCCCGTTACGTTACCTGTAAGGTCACCAGAGAAGCCAGTAGTAGCCGTGACCAGCGTACCTGTGACCGCTTGAGGCGTAGAGCCACCAACTACAGCATTATCAAGTGTACCGCCGTTAATGTCAGCAGACGCTAAGGTGGCCTGTCCAGTTGTAGTGACAGTGGTAAAAGCACCCGATGCTTTAGTAGATGCACCAATAACAGTACCGTCGATAGCACCGCCGTTAATGTCTACTGTGGCTAATGTGGAATTACCGCTAATAACGCTTGTAGTGGCGTTAAGACCACCCAGTGTGGTCAGGCCCGTTACATTCAGTAATCCGCCAATTGAACCATTTCCGTATGCAGAAATGCCGCCGCTAAGAAAAGCGTCTTGAAAGCGAACAGCAGGAGAGCCTAGATCAACTACGTTATGTGCGTTGGGCAGAATAGAGTTACCTGTGATGACCTGTACTAGTTCCCGCCAGACAGCCGCACTAGTGGTATTACCTACACAAATATAAATACGGCCTGTTGTGGTGTTTTCCCACATAGACCCTACAGCATAACCAAGAGAAGCGTCATCAGTAACTACAGGAGTAACTGTGGATGTAAGGTTGTTAATACCACCTGTGCCGCCATGCGCTACAGGTAGAACACCGACTAGTGATGTTACTAAGTTGATTTTAGGTGCGCTTCCGGTAGAGCCATCATGCGAATGACCCGTGGCCCCGTTAAACGCAGTTGCGAGTTGGTTAAATTCAGATGTGAGAGGAGGAGCGGTAACCTCTGCACCATTGATAATAGCTGCAATTGATTGGCGAGTGTAACCGGCCATGTTAGCGTCTCCCTGCTACGGAAAATTCAAATACAATTCCCTGAATGGAGTAGGGTTTAGTCTGTCCTTCCGTCACAAAGGTGGCCCGCATAGAGAAGCCGCTACCTTGGATGTCAGAAGTCATAATGGGTTTGGATGATCCGCCGTAGATTACGTTGCCACCAGCGTAATCAATCAGACGCCCACCATATACAGTAGGCCCACCTTCACTTTCCTGACTGTAGTTAGATGGCCGTGATGTAGTGTTGTCACCCCAGTCGTAAGTAACGGATAGGTTCATCTCGACAGGGCCTTCAGCACGAATGAAGGTGTTTACCTTACGCATGACCTTGCGCTGCTCAGTCTCCCCAAAATCTAGGTAGGGCGTGGAGTAAACAGCAGTGATGTTACTAGAATTAAAAGAGTCACCCTTTTCCTGGCGATATACCTTGCCATCGTAGTCGCCGTGCAAAACGATCTCTTCAGTACCAATATATTCAGATGTACAGCATGATGCCCGTATTCCCATGAGTGAACCGAAGGCCCATGAAATACTTCCATTGCTGTCTGAAAGGCCTCCAATGATGCCTGCGCTGTCATTGGCGAATACAGTGGCATCACCAACAAAGTAACGTACTTGTGACTTAGATCGAATAACCACCCCGTTGAGAGTAGACATGTCGTTGTTCTTAATTAGATCAACCAAAGTCGCCTGAATGGATTTGGAAACGGTCTCTAATTCAACGTCACCAATACGGCTTGTACCTGCCACAGGACGAAGACCATCGGGAGCCAAGAATATTAGATCTCCGCCGATTTCCATAACACTATCAGGAGCAACACAACCAACATTGGCCGTTACTTGGTCAGCAACAAACCCCGCAGTAGTGTCAGCGGATACCTTCTTAATTGAATTATTACCAAAGACAAAAAGATTATCACGGAAAGGCTTAATCTGCACCACATCAAAGCCAGAAAATAACTGACCAGCACCAGCCGCCGCAGTGAAGTTATAAGGATCTCCAGGTGCAGAGTGGGCTAGCGTAGCTTTTGCCACACGGTCACCACCGAGAAAGATGTGGTTTTTGAACACTTGCACTAAAGAGGGTGCTGCGAGGCATTGGTTACCACCGCCTGTATTGGAGGTATGTCCTGCTGCAGAGGGGCTTGTACCCGAACCTGTGACTTTAAGCTCTTCGGTATGATTACCGTCAAAAACAATAGCGGGGTTCACACCGTCAACAAATACTAAAGAGTTGCCTGATCCAAAGTTAAAAGAGGCGTGCCGCAGCTTAGTGACAGTACGAACACCATCCGTCATGTTTCTGATAGCACCATGATCCAGTATGGTTTTACGCCAACCGATATACGGCGTGTAGTAGTAGAAACTGTAGGTGGCCGTGCCTACGTCTTTTCGGGCCGCTACAATAGTGGTGAGGTTAGTTGCGTCATTCTTATATATGGCAATGCCAAGAACCTTACCTTCCGCACTGCCATTTTCTGTTACTTCAGGATAGTCACTACTATATTCTTCATAGCCCTCAATACGACGATACCCACCAAACAAAGAGGGTTCGAAATTAAGTAGACGTGTAGCAGAACCTGGTAGGGACTCCGATAAATCTAGATGGTTCTCGTTACTGTTGAGACCACCTGAACAGATGACTTTGTAAGATTCAATGAGATCCGGCATTACCGATTCACCCTAGTGTCACGGATGTAATCGTAGCTGTTGATGTACAGTGTCTGGAGGTCTTTTACGCCTTGGGTGTATGCCATGAAGGAAGTCTGCGAGGCATCCATGTTATCCTTAAACATGTACATATGGTACATCGCACCATCCGTAATTACGGTATCAAAGCTAGTCGGGATTCTAGTTGTATCATTGTGGTTAGTAAGGTCGCTGTAATTAAGGTAATAACGAAACCGGATGGAGTACGCTGCGTCTGGTGCAGGGGTTACACCGAAACCATTACCATGACTGGAAAACACCGCTCTAGGTGCGCCAATGCCAGCGGCTCCTGCGTCGTAATCATTATCACGGTAGGTTTTGTACCATTCGTCACGATCCATATGCTTTAGGGAGGAAAATCCTACACCTAAAGTTTCGTTGCCTTGAAGCTGAAAAGAGTTCCAGTCCGAAATTTTAAAGAAGTCCGGCCATGTGTATTCGGTCTGACCTGCCACAAGAAGCTGCGTATGTTCTGCAGCATTAAAAGGCCATTCAAACTCAGATTGGTTAATCTTAGCGATGGAAGCTTTAACAGAGTCTTTAACAAGAGCCTGTACACCAAGAGCATTCGGGAAATCAGCCACAGCAATCTCAACTTCGTTAAGACGACGCAATACTAGATTACAAAGATCAATGTATGTAGACGGCATGATAACCCCTAAAATAGTGAAAAAGGGGCCAGCGAATGCCAGCCCCCATAATCGATTTACGCTAGGTTGTAGTTTGCTGTGAACAGACCTTCAGGGCGAAGAATCTTACGACCGTACAACTGCATGCCACGGACGATGTCCGAGAAGTTAGTCTGTGAACGCAAGGTCTCTGTCTTTGCAATCTGATCCGCAACCGCAACCGCAGAGTCATGACCAGCAACCATCACAGAGAAGTTAGTCTCTGAACCCGTTGCAAGTGCTGTATCAGCACCGTTACCAACGAATGGTGTGTTGTTGGACTTGTAAACACGGAAACCACGAATGAGGCCTGGAAGGCGACCATTGCGGATTTCGTCATCACCACCAAAGTCTTGGTTGATCAGCTTGCTGTCTGTGTCCATCAGGACTTCAGCAAATACTGGATCGACGACAACCCAACGACCCTCTGTCGCTACGTTTGCTTGGTCCATCTTACGACCAATACGGTTTAGGATAGACAATGGGGAAGTAATACCATTAGCACCGCCGTTACCGGACAATGGGATAGAAGTAACTTCGCCTGCTACGCCCAAATCAGCACCACCAAAGTCAGTGATGTCCAGCTTCTTTGCGGCAAGGTATTCGTCGTCACCCGCAGCAGCATTAGCTTT